TGACGGGTGAGCGGCTGACCCGACCAACAGCCGCAAAAATGATCAATTATTGATCAACCATTTATTCCGAGGGATTTATCATGAACCACGTAACCGCACCGATCGCAACAGACTCTGGCGAAACTAAGGATGGTCTAGCCGAATTCCATGCCGCCACAATGGCGCTTACCAATACCCAGCTGGTAGGTAACAAAAAACGGCGGGTATTCACGAAATTTTTGGCTTATTCCCTGGCTACCTTGGATTCCGTATTCCCGGGCTGGCCAGCCCCAGATCGCTGGGTCGAGGAGACTATTACTCCGGAGACGGGGCAATCCGCCACTACTGCTATCCCTGTATATGATAATGCACAGCTGGCATGGGTACAGACAGCTATCACTCAGCGTATCGAAAATCTGGCCCGTAGTGCGGACAAACGCGGGGTTGAACCTGCAAGCGATTGGGCTACGCTGCTTGAGTCCGCTGTTGGCGGAGCCGGCAAATACATGGCCCTGGTGAAGGAATTCAAGGATATGTTCGGAGAGTATCTGGTACGGGTGGGTATGACCGAGGCGCAGGTTGTAGCGGTGCAGGGTTATCTCAATCCTGTGCGACTGGCTGAAGCGGCAGAAGCTAAGCAAGCCCGAGTACTGGAGCTGGTAACCGGGTTCAGGGAAGCTCTGGACGAGCCCGCCTATTTTGATTCAGTGTTTGCAAGTTTGGAGCGCGCTACAACCGAACAGGAGGAAATTGATTTCTAAGTAGCACTCGGGCTTACTGGTGGCTGGCCAAGGATGGCCGGTTGCTGGTAGCCAAGGATTAAGGTGGGGGGATAGACCCTTTTTTATTTTGCCTACGCCTCTGGTATTCAAAGGAAGCCAAAAATTTTTACTAAAGTTTTCCAATTCTAATGGCTAGTAGCGTACTAGCACCAAACTAGACTTAAGGGCACACTGGCACGCAGATGGCACGGACCTATGGCAATTGATGCAAATAAACTAGTAGAGCTTGCAGCCCGGGACATTCCCCAGACTAAGATAGCTAAAGCCTTAGGAGTGACTGAATCAGCCATATCCCAGGTGCTAGCTAATGAGCGCATAGTATCTGCTATAGCTGACAGAAAAGCAGAAATAGCCATAGTAGAGCTGGACGCAATAACCTCCATTGAGGCTATCAATGCTGGATTACTGGGAAAGATAGAAGATCTAATCTATGGGTCAGATTCGCTTGGCGAAGTAGTACGTGCATACGAGACTATGAGCAAGCTACAGGATGTGAAGAAGGCTACTACTAGTGAGACTGTAGACGGGATTAAGTCCATAGCTCAACAAGTACCACAATTTATAATAAATAATTTAAACATTCAGCTAAATCAGCGAAACGAGATTATAAGCGTAGACAATAGGCCAATGGTTACCATGCCTACGATCAAGGTGCATAGGTTACTAGATGCTAGAGCTAAAGCAGAGCATACTGCAAATGGAGCAGACTATGAAGCAGAACACAGTAGCGACTATGGTGGCGAAGTCGACTTTTAGCTACAGAGTATTGTACGCTACCAAGACTAGCCCGCGCGCACACCTAGCAGAGATTAGCAGGCTGCAGCGGATATTAGCTAATACTAACACCAGAGCAAACTAAGCATATTATGGCGGTAGCTGGCAGCGAACAAATAACAATAACAATTGAGGAAGCTGCTGGCTACCTTAGGGATGATCTTGACTACCTAGCCGCAACCCTAATACCAGAAGAAGCTATCTATGCTTTTCCTCCGTTTTATCGCATGGTATGGGCGCTGATACTACAAAACCTGCATATACTAACTACTGAAGAAATATTCCGCTTTGCTCTAGGCTTACCGCGTGGACATGTAAAGACTACATTTATTAAGCTACTGATATGCTATCTGGTAATCCATGACTATGATATAGACTTTATTCTAGTAGTATGTGCTACAGAGCCATTAGCTGAAAACTTCCTATCTGATGTAGGAGATATGCTTAGCTCAGATGCTATAACCCAAATCTACGGTTCGTGGCAAAGCACATTGCGGAGAGATACTAAAAAGGTTAAGACTGCCAATTACCGGGGGCGTAAGATCGTGCTAGCTGCTATTGGTGCTGGCACCAGTGTTCGTGGATTGAATATTACCCAAAGACGACCTAATCTAATAGTATGTGATGATGTACAAACCAAAGATAATGATGAATCTCCAACAGAACGCGCATCACTATTACGCTGGCTAATCGGTACTCTATTTAAATCCAGAGCTAAAGTAGAAAAAGCCGCGATACTATACATAGGTAATATGTACTCTACTGACTGCATACTATATAAATTCTCACAGATTGCTAACTGGACTAGCCTTATTACTGGAGCAATTCTAGATGATGGCTCAGCACTGTGGCCAGAAATTAATACTATAGAGGAGCTGCTGGAAGAATACGAACATGATGCAGCTCTAGGGGAAGCGGCTACTTGGTTTGCTGAAATTCAGAATGATCCAATAGGCGCAGCATTAGGTTTACTAGATCCAGGGGAAGAAATACCTCCAGTATACCCATATACAGTAGATGAACTTGATATTCATCCTATTCGCTTTATCACTGTAGACCCTGCAGGCAGTAAACCTACTTCTGATGATAATGTAATTGCCACTCATTGCTTAGCAGATAGCGGCAAGGGAATAACTCTGGCTATAGTCAATGGTAAATTCTCTCCATTGCAAGTATGTAAAGAGATAATTAGGCAAGTAAAAGTATATAGGGTACCTATTGTATTCATAGAATCCCAGGCGTACCAAGCCACATTAGCATTCTGGCTACACAGGGAACTAGTTGCAGAAGGTTTAGGCTATATTAAGGTAATACCAATACCCACTGGTAGAGCATCTAAATATCGTCGGATCAAAGCCTTTGTAAAGCTATTAGCCTCTGGTATGTGGCATATAGCTTCCCAGGAAGCATACAGCAAAATGATATTCCAGCTATATGCCTTTAAGACAAATAAAACAGATAATATAGATGATATCCTTGATGTACTGGCTCAGGCAGTAATAGCCATAGCTAAGCACTATAATGATATCATATCAGCAGTACCAGTGGCTAACGACACTAAGGCACCTCCGCCACGAGTCATAGCTAATAATACATCAATAGACACATTAAGGAGAATTAGATAGTGGCCACTGCACTAAGACGCATATCAGAGGAATCTCATGCTAAGCTAATCCAGTTAGTTAATAATATACAAGAGAAGCAGAAAGCCTTTTCCACATTCAGGGATAGGCTTGCTATGCTAGATGAAGCCTATAGTAAGGGTACGCTTGATCTTACTGGTGGGGATTGCGATGGTAGCTCCTCTGATGCTACTAAGACAGCAATCAAAGTACCTATTGTAGACTCTGAGGTAGACTCACTAGCCAGCTATCTCATTGGCATATTTGTAAGCGGCACCCCACTATTCCCAGTAGTATCGGAAGATAGCAATCCAGAGAAAGCTTTACAACTGCAAGCTATGATTGACAGAGATGCACGCTACCATCGTTGGGGCAGGCAGCTAGTGCTATTCTGTAAAGCTGCGGCTAGATACTCCATAGCAGGACTGGAAGTAGAACGCATAACCTACGAAGATCAAGTAGCTTCGGATCTTACATTGGATAGTGACAAAGCTCCCTTTAGTACTGAGACTATGGATGCTACTAGGCTGCACTCCATTGATATGTATAATGCAATATTTGATTATAGAGTATCTCCTGCAGATATAGCATCCCGTGGCGAGTATGGCGGCTATAATACTATCATATCCAGAACAGAGTTGCGAAAACTAATCAAGCAGCGCACTGATGAGAAGATAGCCTATAATATCACACGTATTCGTAAGTCTGAGATGGCAGATATAGCTTCGTACTACAATGAGCCGCCAGACGTATCAGATATACAGCGAGTAAATAGGAATGATGATGATTGGCTATCTTGGCTTGGCATAGATGATAGTACCAAGTTTCCAAGCTCCTCTTACTTCTATACTAAGCTGTATGTGTGGTTAGCCCCAGATGATGTTGGCATTATAGGCACTGCGGCTAATACTCCTAGAATTGTTAGGCTGGAAATAATCAATAACCAATATGTATTATCCTACAAAGAGATAGTAACGCCTATGGGATTACTGCCTACTATCTTTGTAGACATATCAGAAGCAGGGCTAGGCTATCAAACCAAATCAGTAGGAGAGAAAACTAAGCCTTACCAGGATATGGCAACTGAATTGCTGCACACTAAACTAGAAGGTTCTAAGCGTGCAATTGGCGACAGAGCTATCTATGATGCTAATTACCTTAGCCCCGTGGATGTAAATAGCAAGACTGCTGCAGCTAAGATTCCAATGAAAACGGATCTACGCAATTCTGGTGAGCGGCCTAGACCACATGATGTGTACTATGCTATTCCTTTTGAGGCACAAAGTCTGCTATCTACTATGTCCGACTTGAATACTATCATGAGCTTGAAGGATCAAGTGAATGGTATAAACACGGCTATGCGTGGTGAGCAAACCCCAGGCAATAGAACTCTAGGTGAATTCAATACTATATCTGGCAGAGCGGAAGGTAAGATGCTGCCATATGCTTTACTAATGGAGGAGCAAGGGTTTATCCCGATCAAACTCCTAGTAAAGTACTTTATTCTATCCTCCACTAACCTGGAGCAAAAGGTACTAGATACAGTAGCTAAGAAAGCCTATACAATTAATATAGCAGAGCTGCGCCAAGTAATGCTAGACTTTAGAATTGCTGATGGCTTACGCCCTAAGTCAGTATACCAAAATCCAGAAGCACTATCCACTGCTATCCAATTCATACAGAATAGTGAAGAAATGAGCACCACGTATGATGTAGGAGAGATATTCGCTGATATTATGGCTATCTGGAATGTAGATGTATCTAAGCACAGGAGAGCAAATGATCAAACAACTAATCAACAATTACCACCCGGAGCTGCTGCACCCGGAAGCGGAGAAGCAAGTACAAATCCTGCTACAGACCCCACAAGTGCAACAGTACCTGCGTAGGGAAGTACTAACACTGCTAGCAGTGAATTTAGAGGACCTTAATGAGGTAGGTAGCAAAACAAGCTATGACTTCATTAAGGGTATACAACGAGGGATAGAGCTACTCTATCAAAACATAGTAACAACTGGAGAATAATACAATGGCACTATTTGGCTTTGGTAAATCAGAACCTACTCCTGCACCAGCAGCTCAGCCCAATACACAAGTACAGGTAACTGCCCCTAGCGAGCAAGTAACCACAGAGCAGAAAGCCGGGCTTGACAAATTTTCATATTTATTCGATAATGGCGAAACCGATAAAAACGATACACCAGATCCAGAGCCTACTGTATTTGATCCCCTTGCAGCTCTGCAAGACGACCAGGCAATGGACGCATTACTAGCTAAAATGGATTTCCGCAGCTCTATTTCGGAAGCCACCCAACAAAAGCTACGCAGCGACGACCCTAATGCTATGGTCGATGTTATGAACGACATAGCTAAAGCTGCGTACAAATCCGCACTAGTACACAATCAAACCATGACTAGCAAAGTCCTGCAAGACCAGTCTAAGGTCTATGATAGGACTGTATCCACTAAGATATCCAAATCTATTCAGGATAAGGAACTTGAAAGAGCCTTGCCTGAAATATCTAATCCGCTTGTAGCTCTAGGTGTGAAGCCATTCGTAGCTGAATTGCAGCGGCATAATCCTACTATGGACTCTGCCGCTATTGCTAAGGAAGTACGTGGTTACCTGCAAGAGCTTAATATTACTGTAAATCCGTCTAGTAATCCAAATACTTCCCAGAATTCTAATGACGATGATGGGGTTGATTGGCTTAGCGAACTAGGCATTAACTAATTAAGGAGGACTCAATGAGTCTTGGTACATTTAATGCTAATGGGTTCTTTCGGACTAGCTTCAATCCCACTGAGCTAAACCGGAAGTCTTTCTCTAATACTATCATGCGATTGTTCCCCAATGGTGGAGCACCCCTGTATGCGCTTACTGGCGAGGCTAATCGCGCTAAGGCTGTAGCTGCTACTCATGGCTACTTTACTAAGCACATGGCCTACAGCTCCTTGACTGTTAATGGGGCTAAGATCTCCACTGATACGTCAGTAACTGTAGTATCCACTACTGGTATTGTGGCTGGTATGGTATTTCAGATTCCGGCTACTCGGGAGAATATTCGGGTAAACACCGTAACCAGTGCTACTGTTCTGCAGATTGATCGGGCATTCGGTCGTGTTGTAGCCGGAGCTATCGCTGATACGGCGGTACTTACACTGGTGGGCAATTCGCATGTAGAGGCATCTGACCGTCCTACGGCTCGTAGCTTGAAGGCTGTATGGGTGCCCAACTATACAGCCATTGTGCGTAATGCTTGGCATATCTCTGATACTGCTAGAGAGTCCATGGCGGAAGCAGGCTATAATAATGTAGCTGAAACTCGTCTGGATTGTATGGAATTCCAGTCTCAAGACCTTGAAGGCCATATGCTGTGGGGACAGCCACTGGCCCCTACTACTGATGCTACTACGGGTAAGCCTATCCATGCTACTCAGGGTATTGTTGACGCAATATACCAGTATGCTTCTGGCAATGTGCAGACGGCTGGTTCCACTACTACCTATGCACAATTGGTAGCCTTGGTGGAGCCTATGTTCCAGTACAGCAATAGCAAATCAGGCTCAGGGCTTAAGGAGCGTACACTGTTTTGCGACAGTACTGCTATGAAGGTAATCCATGATATCGGATTAGCATCTGGGCAGGTAACTCTTACTACGGAGAAGACTAGCTTTGGTATGCAGTTTATGGAGTTCAAATTCTACAAAGGGGTCATGCGTCTGTTGGAGCATCCTGCATTGAATGAGACTGCACCCACCGCTGGCATTGCTATTGGTGTGGATCTGCCCTCTATTGGGGTAGCCTACATGAATAACCGTGATGCTAAGAAGGAAGAGTTTGACGGCTCTGCTGACGGCACTAATAATGGTACTGATGCAAGTGGTGGCTCGCTTACTAGCGAATTTGCTACTGAGTTCAAATCCCCACAGACCTGCGGTGTAGTGCTCGGGCTTACTGCTGCTGCATAAGGACATAATAGCCAAGGATGGCGTCACTTTAGGAGATTATTATGGCTGGAACTATTCAAACAGGCGCTACCTCTAGCATTAAAGCTGGTGCGCTTAATGGCGCTGTAGAGCAAGAAAAGGTAGAAGCGGCAAATAAACAAGCAGCCGATGACCTGGCCCCGCAGTCTGGAGATGTACTGTACACTAAACCAGGAGAACCTACGTTTAATACTATGTACGGTACTAAACGTATTAGCTTTATCGGTGGTAAGTTTATGGTACGTAAGGCTGACATTGATGCCGAGGCTATTGTAGAGGCACTTGATTACTTTGTAGCTCAGGGCATCCTTACCAAGCTCCTTGGTCCTAGTAGCGAGTGAGCGATTTGGCTCTACCCGCATGCGAAGCGCCGCACGGAATTAGGGACCATATGTCAAGGCCGCGTAGCGAGGAGCGTAGCGACGATGCCTTGATATAGGGAAAATTCCAGTGCTAAGCTAAGCAGTGCGGGCGGAGCCTGAGCTAACGAGCGAATAATCAATGAGGCTATGATTATATGAATTACGGAGAGCTAGTAGCAGCTGTATTAGAGCAAGTCCCTATCACGCATAAAGAAGCGTATGTGCGTGATAAGATAAATCAGATGATCCGCTATATTAGTGGGTCTGGATATTTTTGGCGTGATATTGCGGAAGTAGTTATTGGCGCAGCTGACGGCGTTGATGCTGCTACTTATATACAGTCTATTACTGTCTCTTCGTTAATTCGTAAGCTGATTTATGTACGCTATGCTGGTACAGAAACTACCAAGATACGAGTAGTGGATTTACGTGATCTAGTTGGCAGAGAAGAATGTATTCACATGGATAATGTAGCCTATCTTTCAGGAACTACATTACGCATTAAAAACAGTAAGTTTACTGCAGACTTTAGTTTGGGATATTACACATTTCCAGCTAATTTTGCTACTGATGGTACTGATGATGCCAGTGAGAATTGGATTACCGCATTGGCTCCAGGATTAGTTATAGATCTTACATCATCCTATTTGCTTAATCTTAAGGGTGATAATGAGGATGCTAGCAATATGTCACAGCTAGCTAATATGCTTAAGACCGCGTATATCAGGGATTTTGTTACCAGTGTATAAGCAAGGGCGTCCATATACTTCTGTACCTGATATATCCAGTACTACTATCACTGGGGAAGTTGAAGCTAGTGCAGCTACCGGTGGGCATAAGATAGTACATATAGCTGTAGGGATAGCAACAGTAGCTAGTTCCGCAACAGTTGATAACAAGTTATTGGCTATGACTCTTGGGGCCGTAAGTTCTGCGGGCGATATGTTGCCTATCCTTATTTGCGGACTACATACAGAGCCAAGCTGGGCATGGACACCTGGTCCTATTTATTTAGGTATAGCTGGAGCTATTACACAGACTCCAAGCTTTCCTTTCTTTGTAGAGCTTGGCTATGCTATAGATTCCACTACTATATACTTTAATCCTGAAATGCCGATCATAGGGAGTTAATATTTATGGCTAATAATTACATATCACTTATTAGTGGGATTCGCACAGTACTAGAGGCTATCATTACCTCTGCTGGTGCTGGAGATTCTGGTAAGATAGTGGCTCTTGATGCTAACGGTAGACTGGACGAGTCTATGCTGCCGGTAGGAATAGGCGCCGACACTGCATCTATCCTAGCTTCAGAGACACTGGCAGCTGGGGACTTTGTAGATATCTATGACAATACTGGTACGGCTACATGTAGGAAAGCTGATGTATCCGCCACCGGCAAGACAGCTGACGGATTTGTACTTGCCGGAGCCACTAGTGGGAATAATGCTACTATCTACTTTGAAGGGCAAAATAATCAGCTTACCGGGCTTACTGCCGGGGTTAGCTATTTCAGCAGTCCTACTGTTCCTGGTGGAGTTACAGCTACAGCACCTAGTACCAGTGGCCAGGTAGTACAGTTTGTTGGCGTAGCTATCAATGCTACTACTATTAATACCGATATAGACCTACAGGGGATTACGCTGGCATGACGGATAGGAAGCCACTTGTACTGGACGATGGGCACCCAGCGGAGTTGCCGGGGCCAGACACGTTATATGCCACTAATGTGCTGGTGAGTCTTCTGCACATTATATCGCAGATTAAGGCAAATACTATCAAGGCGACTAGTGATACTGGTGTACTAGAGCTATACGGTGGTGACGATATACTAGATGCTCCAGTAATATACATGTATGGAAAGAGCCATGCTACTAAGCCCAATGCAATAGAACTACTTAACGGTGCGGGGGTTGTAAGGCTAAGTATTAATGCTAGTGGTACGGTAACTATTCCAGGTAATACTAAATTAGAGGGCAGTCTAAATATAGCCCCTGCTACCGGTGGGGCGAACCAATACATATCAGCACCTACAGCGGGGGACAAGGCCAACATCTTCCTGCGTTCAGGCAGCACGAACAGATGGGCGATATTCAAGAATAACGACGCAGAGACGGGAGGGAATGCGGGGTCTGCGTTGTACATATCCCGTTATGCGGATGACGGTACGTACATAGATTCGCCTATTGTTATTAATAGGGCGAATGGCACCGTTACTGCCGCTAGCAGTTTAATAGCAATGGGGACCATCTACGCGCAGGGTGAATCTGTAAATGGTCCAACCTCTAATACCGGAATTCTAGCTCTCTACGGAGGTACCTGGAATAATGGGGCCGGCGTACTGTTATCCGGCGGCGCACATCCAACGCACCCCCACGCTATCAGATTCACGAATGGCGCACTCGTAGAGCGTGGGCGGTTTGCGGCTAATGGGGATCTACTGGTCGGTGGCACTGCTACTAATGGGTTCAAGCTCAATGTCACCGGGGCTATCTACGCCAGCACAATGTCGCAGTTTTACAACGGTTTTCACACACGCGGGGCATCAGGTGTATTCACTGGCACTGCCGCCGAGGATTCAGTGTCCGTCGGAACCACCGGTATATCTATTCAGCGAGGTAATGGGGCTGGTCTATTTTTGACCAAAGCGACAGGCTACGTAAGTGGCACACTGGCTCAGTTCACAGTAGATAACTCGATTGTGGGATCAATCAGTACGACTGGAACAACTACCGCATACAACGTCAGCTCGGACTACCGGCTGAAATGCGGCTGGAATCCAATCGAGTCCCCCACTGATCTACTGATGCGAATCAAGCCCTACGAGGGTGAGTTCAAGGCAGCACCCGGGGTACGTGTGCATTACTGCATAGCCCATGAGCTACAAGACGTACTCCCGCAAGCCGTCACAGGGGATAAAGACGGCGAGGAGATGCAGCAGGTGGATTACAGCAAGTTGGTGCCTATGCTTGTCGCATCACTGCAAGATGCCCATAAACGAATAGACGCGCTAGAGGCGCGATTAGGAGACATGACATGACAGACTACAAACAGGCGGCAGTGGATGGCACACAGCATCAACGCGCATTTAAGATCACCATCGAAAATCCTTACCTGGGGATACCCTCAATCGTGTTTGAGGAGGAGGTAGTAACTCAGGTTGGCGGTAAGGTAATCAAACAATATGTTAGTTCATTTCGTAAAGACTTCACGCCGGAGGTGGCACAGACCCTCTATGACCTTGTGAATCCGATGGACAATACGTCTTTAGGCGCTACCAATACGTATGCAGGTGTACAGGTAGCTATGCACTCCTTGTATCTGCACTTGGCCGCTGAGCGTGATGCTGCTGAACAGAGTGTGCCAGAATGAAAACGCTAATTGCGGTATGGTTGCTCATGGTTTCTCCAATGGTATCGGCCACGGAACTGTATTGCACTGGGTCGCTGAAACCAACTGACACGATCAAGATCATCATCACGCCGGAGGGCGTTCGTATCGTACCGGTCAAACAGAAAGAGGGATCAAAATGAAACCATTGATCGTTGCGGCTGTAACCATTGCGCTTACTGGCTGCGCTACTTCACCCTTCGGCACAGCAACCAGTGGCGGGGCGAATTACACCTACACAGAGACGGCGGCAGGGGATTGCACTGTCACTATCAATTCGGCAAGGGACATAGCAGGAGCAAATCTATCAATTACCGATGGATGTAACCTCAACGTGACCGCAGAGAGCGCAGGCGGAGCCGATGCAATCCGCGTAATTGGTGATCTGGTTGATAAGATTAAATGAGTAAAATTACCCCCTTAGCTTGTACTAACCTGGGTTGGCTTTCAAAATATAAGTGGAGATTGGACGAAACCACAAAAATAAGAATCCCGGTATATGGCATTAGTGCTACAACAAAAGACAGATGGTTAACGCTAGAGCCCAATGGGGATCTTACCTATATACGTGGTTATTGCTGGGACGGGGGTAGTGGCCCAACCTGGGATACTGAAAATGTGCGTTACCCTAGTATGGGGCATGATGGACCATATCAATTGATTCGTGAAGGATTGATAGACAAACAATATAAGTATGTAATAGATATGGAATTGGAACGATCCTTGATTGCAGAAGGAACTAACCTAATTAGGGCTAGAGTATGGTATCTTGGGGTTAAGTATTTTGGTTGGACGAGCCTATGATAGACGAAGAGCATCATAGATTTGCAGACGCTAGACTACGGTCTATGGAAATCATGGTGCATGATTTTTACTCTGAGTACGTTAATCATGTAGAGCAGGGGGAAGAGGTGCAAAAAGCCTTATTAGCAGCTATAGATGAAAATACAAGAAAGGTTACAGAGCATTATGAAGCTAATAAAGAACTGCTAGCAGCTTGGCAAGCAGGTAAGGGTACTATAAAGGTAGTAACCTGGATAGGTAAAATGGTATTGTGGATATCTAGTGTGGCTGTAGCAGCTACGGCATTTATATACGCTATCCGTAATGGATTTACTCCACCTAAGTAAGGATGTATTAGTATGGCACTTAAAGCTTATCCTTTATCATCTCCAGATGGTAAGCCAATACCAATAGATGTAATGTCACCTATATCTTCTGGTACTGCTACAGTATCTAGTGCTTCTATGGGAGCTGTAATTGCTCTAGGTGATATGATTGCAGCTTGCCTAGAGATCTGGGCTACCGTAGACTGTGAATTAGCCTTTAGTGCTACTCCAGTAACAGCAGGTAATGGTGTGTATAGACTTAGAGCTAATGACCCAAGGCTTATTTATATTGGAGATAATACTAACCTTAGTGCTATTTCTACAGTTAGTGGTCGTATTGTATACAATGTAATAGATATTTGGGATACATTAGGCACACAGTATCAATTGGATACCAGAGAATAATATAATGGCCACTATAACTAATCAAGCTAGTCTTGAGCTTAACATAATAGATGAAGATAAGGCCCCTATATCTGCGGGTAAAGTATCAGATAAAGGTATGCACATTCCCGATTTAGAGCTTATAGATGCTAAGAATGCAATGCCAACTGCATTTGGGTATACTAGCTTCTTTGGCCGAGGAATCACGTTAGAAACCACTACGTTGGATAGTAATATACAGGAAGTTATAAGCTATCGTACTGTGCATGGTGATAATATACAAGTAGCATTTGCGGAAGATGCACTGTATATTCGATCCTTAGCTGGGGATGGTACTGGTACTGTAACTGTAGTAGCTGCTGCTGGGGATGACCCAGAGTATACTAAGATTGACTTAGATGCAAATGGTAAATGCGCATGGGAAGCTATTATAGCACACGCGCCTCTATCTCCATGGCAACTATGGACTTACACCCTATTAGAGAATCAATTATACCTATACCGTAAGGGTATGGATTATATAGCTAAGCTTACCTCATATGAGCCTAATCAAATAATTGTAGAGCACCTAGCGCCTGAATATATTATTAGTACGGGTAAGCGGCATAATTGGGTTGTTACTGCGGTAGATAGTAATACTGGGGATGATACATATAAGAGTTTGCAAATTACTACTAGCGATGGATTAGATTTCGGTGTGCATAAAAATCTGCTAACCTCAGCTAGCTTAGTAGCCCATGCACCACAGAATATGCAAGAGATGCTAGTTAATACAGGATTAATCAGTTGTGCAGTAACTGAATCTAGTAGGGTAGAGACTCCAATCGACGCAGAGATATTAATAGCTAGGCCTAAATCGTATGTAGCGGCTAACATGACTATAGCTCATAATGCTTTGGATAACGAGCTGAAAGTAGAGCTAATAGATTCCTCAGCTTTTACGTATGTAGATACTATAGTTGATTTTGGTGCGCACAGTCTAATTGACTTTAATAGCGTAGAATCATTCTTTCTTACTCCTGCTAGCGATAGATTATGGGTATATTCAGCCCTAGCTGATCTTGCAGAACATAGGGATCTAGCTGAGTTTCAGCTCACTACTATTAATGATATATCTACATACGAGGATAATTACCTAGGTAGCATAGACGTTGGGCCTATGAAAACTACTACTGATTATCTGTGGACTCCGGATGGTACTATATTTTATAGGATAGGCAATATAGACATAGTAAAGCATACGCTTACTGCTGCCTATGACCTTGATACAATAAGCAGTACTACTTATGCACTGTATTCTGCAGTGCTAGCTACGCTTATGGCTATGCGCTATAACAGTGATGGCACTAAACTATACGTATTAGATATTAGGGGGTTAGTCGAGGAATTTGCACTTAGTACTCCATATATTATAGAGACTGGTGTAGCCACAGGTAATACACTGCAGCTAGCCCCAGGACCAATATATGATGGATATTTGCGATCTGCTACAGCTATGCGCTATCATCTAAATGGCACTATGTTATTAGTGACAGATGATGTTAGTGGCTCTCCGGGCGGGCCTAATGGAGAATTATATGTATATACATTAACTACGGCTTATGATGTACTAACAGCTACAAACCGTATGTTGGTTGGCGTTTTACCCGCTGAGTGTGGTAATCAACCATACCATATGGAGTTTATTGGCGGCATATTGTATATACTAGATATATCCGGTAAAGTAAGCACTTTCCTAATACCCCTTACTCCTTATTATCATGTAGTAAGAATAGCCGTAAACGTAGCTACTTACCCTGGGG